TTTCAGTTAAAAAGTGAATCTGCATCGCATCAAGCGCTGATGTAGCAGCTCCAACCGAACCAGTAACCCAAGATTTAAATCTTCGATCATCAGTTTGAGAAGCTCTATATCTAACATGCAAGAATGGTCTCTTCATGTTTGAACCAACTTGTTGGTCGTAAACAGAAGACATTCCAGCAGGAATCATAACACCTCTAATTGCAGAACCTGCAGCAGCAGCGTCATTAATTCCACCTCTTGTAGCTTTGTCATTTAAGTATCTAAAGTCAGATTTGTAGAAGTCATAAGAACCTCTTCTGAATCCTGAGAAACCTAAATTTAATGCCATATCTTCGTCGTTGTCGAATACTCCATAAGAAGTACCTCCAGCTCCGTAAGAATTCATTGAAGCAAGCATATCATCAATAGCTAAACTAGTAGCACGATTAACAAACATCATGTATTCTTCAATAGCACCTTGTTTGTCGAACTCAGCTAAAATAGCATCGAACTCAGCTAAATCTCCAGCAGCACTAACACCAGTTACACCGTTAGTTACATTACCTCTTTCTTCGATAGCAGCAAATAAACCTTCAGTACCAATGTTTCCAGCACCAGCAGTAGAACCTGATAATATAGTAGCACCATCACCAACTGAAGTAGCATCGTTCAATTCAGCCTCTAACATCGCCATTTCAATGTAATCAGTGAATCTTGATCTTGTATCAGCTTCAGCTTTTAGATACCATAAATATCCAGACTCTCCAGCTTCTGTAGAAACCTCAACCCAACCAATTCTAGAAACATCAGATCCTGATACTTCGTAGTAATCTTTCATGATAACTGGTTTGTTAACGAAAGTTTTAAAGTCAGGTTCGTTAGCACCTCTTTGGTCAGTTGTATTAGTTGTACCAGCAGCAGTGATATAATTCATACCTTTACCATACTCAGAACCATAAACTAGTATTGTAGTTCCTTTTGCTGTAGCGTTAGCAGCTAAATTAGCTTGTCCATAAGGAGCTACATCAATAACAGCATTAGCAACAAGAGTTACTAAACATTTAAATACACCATCTGAATTAGATACTATAATAGTATCATTAACTCTAATACCATGATTAGCAGCTGTAAAACCAGCAGTTTCATCAATATCGTGAGTAATTGTTATTTGAGAAGTAGCAGCTACACCAGAACTAGCACCACCAGCAGCTGATGATACGGTTCCTTTATATGATAAGTGTAATCTACCTTGCTCAGACCATACGACTTGATCAGAAGTCATAGCCTCTTCTGCGCCAACTTGAGATAAGAAACCAGAGATTGTTCGTGGACCGAACACTTCAGCTTCTTGCTCCATTAAGTCAGGCAGGTATTGTTGTGCCCAGTCATTTGCACCGGACGTAAAATCTAAGTAGTTTGTACTAAGTGTTTGCTTTTGTGGAGCAGGGACACTGTTCAAACTACTACCCGCAGTAATTGCCATAATAAATAGTTTTTAAATTGTTTTTAATTCTTTTTTCTAATTTTAAAGGATCTGTTTTTTATGTCAGAAGAAGAATCACCTAAAACTCTAACTTTTATACCACCAGCATTTATTTCACCATGTGTTTGACGTGGATCCATGTTTACGTTCTTATCTTTAGCTACTTGATCTTTGACTGCATCAGCTTTTCCTTGTTCATAAAAATGTCTAGCAATAGTGTCAGCATTCATAGCAGTAAATAAAGATTTGTGATACCCGTTCGCATCCGCAATAGTTGTTTTATCATCTCCAACAAATTTGTTGACAAAATTATTTAAATCACTTTGCGTTTGCTTAACCTTGTTCACATCTTTTACATTAAACCTAAATTTCTTATCTCCAACTTGATAATCAAAACCTTTGAAATCTTCGTTGAAAACATTATCAGTTTTTTTCAAAAATGCGTCCTTAGTAGCTTTATTTAACTTATTCTGTTTTTCAGTCTCCTTATTGTATCTATTAAAGAAGTTTATAGCTTTCTGTTGATCTTCTGTCAATCTACTTCCAGCTTTAATTTCTTCATAGTATTTAGACTTTTGCCTGTCTAAGTGGGCTCTAGCCTCGGCAACTTGCTCTTTGAGGGCTATCTTTTTCCTCTTAATGTCTTTAGGATCGTCAACCTCTTCATCAACACCGTATCTTTCTTCTAATAAGAAATGTCTCTCTTCTGGTGTTAAATGAGATTTTGTTGTACGATAATATTCATCAAGTACGTCAGAGTCGTCCATTTTAGTAACATCTCTGTTTAAATTAACGTAGTCATTTATATCACCACCCGTTTCTTCCATGAAACTTATAAGTTTTTCAACCTTTTCAGGTAGTGGCTTTCCAGTTTCTTGAGCTTCAACTATAGCTTCTTGTACTTCTTCTTCAACTTTAATTACTTCTTCATTAGTAACTTCTTGTATAGTTGGTGCTTCTTGCTGTTTTTCTTCAACAACCTCTTTGACTTCTGGTTCAGCGTTGACTACGACCACCTCTTCTTTTTCGACGGGTTTTTCTTCAACCTTTTCGTCTTTTTCTACAGGTGGTTTTGATAAATCAACTTTAGTAATAGTTTCTTTAGGTTTACTTTTTTTCATTTTAACCTTAGTAACATTATCTTTAGTTTTTTCAACTTTAGTCTCTTCGACTTTTGGTTCTTCAACCTTGTTTTCTTTTTTTGCCATAATAAAATTTTATAAAATATTAAATATTAACGAGGGCCAAATTCACCTAATCCTACTCCCCCTGTAACTATATCATTACCTGATGATTCAAAACCTTTACCAGAATCACCTGATTTTCTTTGGTCTATCATATCTCTTTGATGAGCAGCTTGTCTGTCTATACGCTCATCTTTTCTATCTTCTCTCATCATCTCTAACTTATTTGAAACCTCTGTTTCTTGAGCTTTTATATTAGAATTTAATTTAAATTCCAACATCATTAGTTCTTTTTTAACTCTAGCCTCTTGTTGTAAGAATTGAATCTTTAAATTACTTTTTGTTTTCTCTAGCTCTTGTTCTCCTTTTATTTTTGTTTGATTCTTTTCTATTTCAATTTTTGCTGCTTCTTGAGCTGCTAAAGATTGAGATTGTGCTTGTGATTGCATATTTTGTTGAGCCATAGTCTGATCTCTCTCCATTTTCTTTCTTCTCTTTAATTTTAACAATTGATTAGCTAATTTAAGATTTCTAACCTCTCTTATATCTATAGCGTCATCAAGATCAATCATTTTTTGTCCCAATGCAACTTGTATGTTATTTTCAAGCATTTGTTTTTCTTCGTCATCTGGTAATAACTCTATAAATATACCAAACTCATGAAGATGTAATTCGTTCATTTCACCTAACGTAGCAACATTGTGAGCACCAATCGCTTGTATAAATGATTCTCTTGTTGGAGAGTATTCTATTATATCAGCAATTCTTAATGCCATACATTCAGCCATCTCAGCTGTTAAGTATAACATTGATTGTAATATATGTCTAGTCGCTGTGTTTGAATTAGCTGCAGCAAGTTTTTGAACTCCAACTAAAGTTTTAGGATCAGGTACTGTACCATCTCTAGCTTCAGTTAAACCTGTTACATCTCTTATCATCTGTAGATAATAATTATACGTAGCAATTAAACTTTGTATTTTGTTTCCGCCACCACCATTTTGTATCTGCTGTATTGGCACTTTACCAGGATTTTGATCTCCCTCTGATGTAAAGCTTCTACCAACAACACTACCAGTTTGGAAGAACATGTTTAGAGCTTCTTGTGGGTTATAGTTTGTTCCATTACCAAGATCAACTTCCGCTAAACCATCAACATCAAGATATACACCATCTGGTACCATTCTTGATAATACTTGTTGTAACTTTAAATGTGTCAACTGAATCATATCAGCAAAACCCGTTATTCTACCAACTAATGATTCTATCTTTCCATTGTATATTCTAGGTGCAACGACTTGATATGTCATTTTAACCTTACTAAAATTAGATTGACTCCTCATCATATTAGGCATCATTCTCCATCTTAATAATTTATTTGAACCTATAACATAAACACCCTCAAATAAAACCTCAACACTTCTTTCTATTTTACTAAAATCCCCTTCTTTATCTTCAGGTGGATTAAATGTATCGTCTTTTTCTATAACTTTTTCTCCCCCAGCTGCAGTTTTCTTTAGTTTATAAACATTATTACCAAATGTTTTATAATTAAAATATAAAACGTTTATTTTATTTTTATCTCTATGTGGAGTATGTCTTAATGGATCTGTTGATTTATCTGTTATTTCTTTTATTTCCTCCTCTGTTAAATCTGGAAATTCTTTTATTAATTCATTAACAGGTATTTCTTTTACTTCTCCAACATAATATATATCATCAAAATAAGGAGATTCAGTGTAAGAATATATTAAATTAGCTGGATCAACGTATTGAACTTTAGCTCCATCTGTGAAATCAAATGTTGTTTTTGTGGCACCTATACCTATAGTCGCTATATCATACAAACATCTTCTTCTTATTAAATCATAATCACTACCTTCCATCAACACATTTATAGCTTGTTCTTCAGCCATCTCAACAGCTTGTTTGTAGTTAAGCTGCATGTGTAATTGTAATTCTTCATCTGAATCAGGTAGTGTACTTTCATCATTCTCGTATAGATCTATATTAAACTGTTGTTTAACCATATCGTTAAACTCTCTAGCTCTCATATCTCTCAATATAGATTCCATGTACTCTGTTCTCTTATTCACTCCATGGATATCTTGAGAAAAACATTTTATATCAAAAGATCTATTCGCCATTCCATTAACTACTATATCTACAAACTTAGGTATAATTGGAACAGGTTTCCAATCTAAATTAAGATATGATAAATCACCATTTATTGATAATTCATTTTTATATTTTTGGATTGACTGTTCTCCCCTAGCGTACAATCTTAATTGATGAAAACTATTTATATTGTTCAAATACTTATTGTTGCTTCCACTAAACCATTCACTATGAATAGCTTTAGCAACTTTGAGTCCATATTCTTCACTTAGTTTCTCTAAATCGCTAACCGCTTGAGACGGAAAACTGACGAAAGTATTTCGACTGTTATTCATACTTTTTGTTTTATTATTCTTGATGAAATTCCTTTATTATTATATTTTGATATATTTAAATTTAATGATGACATCTTTCTATCAGGATTAGGTTTATATAAATGTCTATTGCAAGCCATTACTGCTAACCCAGAACTTATAGAAGCATCATGTTTTGTTCTCTTTGTTATATCAAACTTAGACCAATCATTTAATGTTTCATTAAAATACATGGTACCATAAGTGCCGTCTTCTAATAATCCTACGTGATCATTAATATACATTTCAACAGCTGCGGCGTGTGCTTGTTTTATATCTTCACTTGAATTAGGTATACCACCTACTTCCTTTTCCGCTACAGATAGTTTATTCCAAATCTTATCTGGTCTGTTCATGCTAAACTTTCTATAACCTCTTCTTCTTAGATAGTATAAAAGTCTAGGTTTATTATTTTCTGCTAATAATGGCATACCATAAAATACTAATGCCATTAGTACATCTTCGAAAAATATATCAGCTGTTTGAGGTCTAGCTATATATTCTAAAAAAAATGTATTTGCTGGAGCGTCTTCCATGGAAAACTTAGTTAATCCATGTAAAGCTCCTTTCGATCCTTTACCATCTACTGTTCCTGATATATCATATGAGTCACAGCCAAACGCTCCCATGTGCTCATTACCTGGATATTTTACGCCATTTTTTAATATAACGTTATTTTGTAATCTTTGACCTGGAACCCAACTAACTTTAAATCTACCATTTGGATCTGGATTAAAAACAACTTGAGTATCTTTAACTCCATTAGTCCACTGAAAGTTTCCAGTTGTCAATACAGATGAATTTCTATTTCCCTCGTTATAATCTATTTGTTCGTATATCTTTACTAAATTAAATAAACTATTTCCTGTCTCGTCTCTAAACGCATGCTCTTCAGTTCTTGGAAACTGACGATAAAATTCATTTAAAGCGTCTTGGTCATCTTTTAATCCATCAGCTTCATTATCCCAATGGTCTATAACTCCGTATTCTATTTCTACTCCATGTGGATCAAATGCTTGTTTTTCTGGAGAATTGAAAACAGGTTGTCCGAATTCATCAATGAATCCCTCGTAATTCCATTCCATAGGAATAAACAAAGAATATAATCCCGACTTAGTTTGTCCATTTCTATTTCTTTGTGTAACATCTGAGTTATAATATAAGTTCTTAAAATTATCCCCACCTTTATCTAATGCGTTACTTGTTGATCCCATCATGCACTTACCTATAATTCTACTACCTAATCGTAGGCAAGTTTTTGTTACTCTCCAGTTATTTTTTATATTATCAGGTCTCTCCCACTTACCACTCTCATCATGTACTAATAAAGAGAGTTTTTCACCGTCATAACTATTATCACCTGTATTTTTCCAGTCGATAGTTGTATCTAATCCCTCCATATCATCTTGCTCTTCCTTTTCCCTCATCTTTTTACGAGTAAACTTTTTAGCAGGAACTCTATATGCCAGCTCTGACTTTGGACGATCCATACCATCTTGTATCGGTTTGAAGAAGAATGGATAGTTTAAACTAATTGGTACCACTTTATCGGTAAACATCTTTTTTGCGTCAGCTCCAGTTTTAGATAATATGCCAAATCTACTGTCACTTGCTAGTGTTGCTTGATTAACAGTTTCTGCTGAACTCATAAATGAAAAACCGGAACGTCTATTCTTTAAATAACACATTCCGTAACATCTATTATCCGCCTTACAAGCCTCCCAAAATATAAAGAACAATCTGTTTGCTTCTCTAAAATCAGGAGCTCCAACATCAATCTTACTCCACTGTAGATACATATAATGTGTGCCAGTTAAATACGTCGGTACTCCGTTGTTCATAAACCAAAATCCTTCTTCCCTTCTTTTAAACTCCTCGTCTATATAACTATAGTGTTTTTCTTTAAATTCGTCAGGATATCCTTGCCAATCAAATACAGTTTTAATTCTTTTAAAATCAGGGTTAGGGGGAAATTGTCTCCACTTTTGCTCTTCTTTGTTTTTACTACAAGAATAAACCTCTTTTGGTTCTTTGGGTAATGCTATCTTAAAACCTTGAATTTCAAGCACTTCTCCAATCATTCCAGTTTTAGATATAACTACGACGTCATTTTCTTTATTATAACCATACTTCCACTTTTTAGATTTATTCAATCTTTTTAAAGTGTTTAGCTTTATTGGTTCTACAACTTTATATAACGTTTGTTCGTACATTACCTAGATCTTCCTTCTGCGAATCCCTTAAAAGTATTTTTCTTCTCCTCTTCCATTGGTTTTCCTTCAAGCATTGCTTCTTCCTCGTGGATTCTGTTTAGTATTTCAAATGCGTCGAATATAGCTAGTTTTTTAGTGGCAGCAGCATTCTTTAATCTGTCTGCTGATATATCCTCGTCTGAATCAACTATTTCTTCTCTAGCAACTTTAATTAGTTCTTCAACCGCTTTGTGCCCAGCTTGGATTATATTCTTCTTCGTTTCCTTGATATTCATATTTAATTGTAATAAATTTATTTAAAACTCTATATAATCTTTCACCATCAATAATAAATTCGTATTCACTATTAGGTGTAAAACCAACTAACTCTTCTTTGTTATAAGTACCATCAGAATACTTTATTATACCAACTAGTGGTTTTTCATTATTGATATTATATTCATTAATAGATTTTAAAGGTTTAACGAAACTATATCCAGGCATAGCTTTCCAACCATTATTTTTGTAAAGAAATATTTGATCTTCGGATATTAAGTATTTATTATCACCGAAGTAAGATCTACTATTTCTCTCTTCACCTTTAACATCTAACCATCTTCTAAACACATTGTGGTGTATTATTATTTCATCACCTACATTTAAAGGTGATTGAAACAATAATGGAGTAGCGATTACTTTTGCATTCCTATTACAATATTGATGATTAAACATTTCTGTGTTTAATATCAACTCTTTATCATCAATCTTTTTAGAATTATTATATCGTTCACCAATAGGTGATACGAGAAATTCTTTATAAGCTTTCATTAGTATTCTAAATTATACTCAATTGATATAGCCATATTTTTATTAAAATCCTTCCAAGGTATAACTATATCTCCTTTTCTAATATAAATACAATATTTATCCTCTTCTTCTATTATATCACAAATTTTATGTCCTCCATAAACTTCTTGATCAACAGAATAGTGCATAGAATCATTTTTATAGTCTTTACCTATAGTAATTTTTCTAATAATATTATTTTTCATTTTCCTCTTCTTTAGGCCAATTTATAGTACCATCAGTCAAGTTGATATCATACGTACCATATTCTTTCATCATCTTATCTTGAACCATCGCAATAGTATCATTACCTAAAGCTAATTCGTGTAGTATTTTATGTTTTTGAGATTCTAATCTACCAATATTAAATTGCAAAGCATTTATTTTATTTGCTATTGCAATCATTTCATCTAAATGTTTTTTTGAAACTTTTTCTTTTCTCTCTTTTAACTCTAATACTTTTTCTTTCTTTTTTCCCATTTTATTTAATTTTATTTAATTTAATTTTATTTGTTTTATCTCTCAAATGATAATATTAATTTAATTGGATTTAAATTATACACATCTTTATTTATAGCACTAACACTAGCGCAGTTACTTGTTAGTACGATGTTTGTAGGACTTGAGACTATTGAAACAGTACCAAGAAGCTGGTCATCTTCATCGTAAAGAACATCTCCCTTGGTAAAACAATTTTCAGCTGATGTTGTTTTAACTGCAACTGTCGAACTATTTGTAGCTGTCTGTGATTGAATTTGTACTGTGCTTGCAAAATTAGTATCTCCATCTGGAGTCGTCCCTGCAACATATAGTGTGTCATAGCCACTATAACCACCACTATCTTTTTCACCCTGTAAAACTATACCTGGACCTAAAAATCTATTTCCACCACCAGAGAAACCTACCGCTACGTGGTCTAATGCTCCATCTACATACATATCAGTTTCTTCTATTAGACAAGTTCCTATTAAATTATTATAATATCTTTTACCATTCGCTGTAGCGTGAATAGTTCCTAAACTTTCAGGTGCATTGTAATCAATTGTTTTAGCGAAATGTAAATTTAAAGCATGGTCCGCTGTTGCTCCATCACCAGCTCTTACCACCGCACAAACACCTAATAATCTACTAGCCCCTGATGGCACTTGAAAAGATGTCCAATCAAACATAAGATCGCCATCAGTGAATGCACCTAATTTCTGTTTAGATGCTGCTATTTCTGGTTTTACTTCTACTGTAAAAAATTTTCCCATTTTATTTATTATTTATTTTGTTCTTGATTCTTTTTTGACGATCCGCCGAAAAAGAAATCGACAACCGTATTAACTTTCGCGCTCATTGCGCCAAATATTGTAGAGATAAAACTTATCTCAAATTCCCCTAGATCTATATCTCCCATTACAAAGACTCTAAACATCATGAAGCTTAATCCGAAGTATGCGGCAGTGAATAACGTCGCAAGTATCTTTTGAATGAACGCATCGTCTTTATACATATTTCTAGCGCTCTTTCTGTCTTCGACTTCTTGTTTGAAGGCTTCTGTTTCGGCGTCGAGTAGTAATCTTCTAAGAGCGAGCTTAGCTTCATCTCTTTCTTTGTCTGTCGTAATAACTTTGTCAAGTATTCCTTCTGCATTATCTACTACTTTGCTGAATAAACCACCTATTAAATTTTTCATCATCTGTCTTTATCTCTAACCATATCATCGATAGACTTATTCATTACCTTATCAGTGTATGATTTGTTATTATAAAACACACTCTTTTCTGATGTAGGTATATCTTCCTCTCCTAATAATATTCGATATATTCTACTAATTAAGTGTGAGCATTTAAAAGAGGTTTTGAATACAGAGTATTTGATGGTTGTTCTATTTCTGTGTCTCCATGTTTCTATCCAACCATTCCTCTTTAATCTTTCCCAACGGTTCTTATCCCAACTCATAGTATATGTTCCGTCGATAAATTCATTTCTTG